CTAATTCGTGCCATGCTTTGCCTCCTTTATTTTACGGCGTACTTCCTGATAACGCGCCTTTGTCGCTTCGTATTTTGCTTGCGCTTCAGCGAGCTTTTCTTCTCGTGTTTTACGCGGTTTTACTTTTTGTTTTTTCGGTCTGTTAAAGAGCCAAACGAAAAGAGCAGCCAGACACACGGTGTCTGCTAATTCCTTTATACAATCGCAGTCGTGCTTTTTCATCTCTGCTGCTCCTCTTATTATAACATATTTTTGCGATAATTTCTATCCGTATATGGCACTTCGTGGGGTTATTTTCGTGTTTTCGCTATTTTTATGCAAAGCAATCGTCACAGAAACGCTTTTTCAAGGTCTATATCCAAACCGAACTCTACCAAATCCGCATCACGAACAAGTAATTCACTCTTTATGATATCGGCAATTTCATAATAGGCAAGCTTACGGCCGTTTTGAAAATCGTCTTTGCTTTCATTAGCGTCGTCGATTGATTCAAACGCGCGCTCAAGCACCCTCGCTATTATGTACTTATAAGCGTCAATCGACATAGTATCATACTTTTTAAATTCTACCGTAGGACGCTCTGGCGTAGCCCATTCTGCCCACGCGTAATACGTCGACCACTCATCTGACACATTATCCTCGTGCCACTCTTTTTCAAAATCAGCGCTTTTATTTGCGGGAATCAACCACCCCATCAAATCTTCGCCTTCATATTCGTCGTTTTCAAAATCGCGGCCATCGCCAGCGTCAAGATAATAAACGCAGCCTTGCTGCTGGGCAGTCTCTTGTACGATTTCAAAGTATTTGATAAATTTTTCGCTTTCATTAGTTTTTAATCCCAGCATACCATCACCGCCTTATCTTATTGAATAGTCCTTTTTTATCACCTTGCATTTTGTATTTATTTTTTGAATATGTCCCAAATGCTGAACGACGTTTTATTGTAAACCTTGTTATACGCCGCTTTCTTCGGGCTTTTTATCCATCCAACGCCTTTTTTACCGTATCCAGGTATCAGCGCCTTCTTAATGCTGCGTTTCGCCCGTCCAGTTGTCCTTGCGCGCAAAGAGCGTTTCAGCGAGGGCGTTCTCAATCCAAATTTCATTACTTACCACCTTTTTATCCGCTGCACTGACCGAGCAGCGTGAGAAGTGCGATTATTATTATAACCACCCAAAATCCGCCGGAACAGCCCATTCCGCCGCCTCCGCTTCCTCCGCCACCGCTGGTGCTTTTGAAAGCGTGAAAATCATTTAAGTCTGGCATGGTCTTTGCTCCTTATATGAAACTGACGCCCATGCTTGCCAAGCTGATGACGGTGCCGATCAACGAAACGACGAGGTAAAGCACCTTGCCGCCACGCGCTCCAAACCAAATGCCGAATCCTGATGCCACCAACATAATTGCGCCTGTGATAAAGTACGGTGATGTCAGGTATTCTTCCACCATATACTTTACGCACTCCCAGAGCCACGGGAAGAACGCTACCAGTGTCTGCCAGATGACTTCCCACATTGCTCCGAGTGCGCTCCAGCCGCACACTGCAAGCACCAGCGCAGAAATTGCGCCGAGTTTAACTAATGTTTTTGTCAATTAAATCCTCCTGTTATTTTTTATCGTATGTTATAGTAATCTTTTTGCATTGAATTTTTATGTAGCCAATATCGAAAATCAGCTGCGTTGCATCGTGACGTGCTGGATAGCAATTAAAATCCTCAATCCACGTACACTCTGGATCTATCGACCGCGCTGTGAATTCTATCACGTCTTCGAATACGAAAGTCGCAAAGATACCATCATACTCTAACCGCAGCGTAGCCGTTTCCTTATCCTGTGTAACCGCTATAAATTTACTGTCGTGGAATTGAAAATCTGACGAATCATCCCATCCTGTAATGTACGTACAGGATTTTTCATAATTGCTCGAACAGCAGTTGTCAAATTTGTACGCGTAATAGTCATACAAATCTTGCGCCTGCTTATACTCCTCATCGGTCGGCTTCTCATCCGTATCCATAGCGGCTTTATATGCCTCCAAGCACGGTTTAAGGTAGCGATTCAACACTGTATAAAGCTGCTCATGGTGCTGATACTCCCACGCCATCATATGCAAAATGCGTCCGTACCACAGCTGGCGCTTTTCTTTTGCGTTCTCCGCGTGGTAGTATGCAAACCAGAGATGATAATATCCTTTTTTATCATCCCTTGACCAATATCCTGTGCCTTTAGGGCACCACAGACAAAACCGCGCTGTGTTGTAGCTATCAATAATGTCTTGCCATGATACGTCTGTCATTGTTTTTCTCCTGTTTATTAGCTCAACGCCTTCTTTGCCCACTCGATATCAACCACAAAGTCTGCGTCGCCTACTGCATCAATATTTGCTGCAAATTTCTGACGAATTTTGTCGTAAAGGTCGTTAGGAACGCCGCAGCTCAACGGCTCATCTGTCATAAATTGCAACGACATCTCTCCGTCCTGATCAATCATTACGTACACCGCTGTAATTTCTTTATCTGGGAACTGCTTTGCTGCATTTGCCAGATACATCAATTTAATAATTTCGATTACGCGATCGTCCAGCTCGTTGTTAAATATAATGGCTTTTTCGCGCAGAGCGTTTTGGTCGCATACTACACGCTTCTTATAATCATCCATCTTTACGGGCAGCTTTTCTTCCATTGCAATCAGTTCTTCTATCGTGGATTCAACCGCCTCGGGACGCACGAAATATACCATCGCCTTATTCGTCATATCGTGATACAGAATATCGTATGAAAGATTGCTCTGGTGTCCGCATTTTTCACAATGGAAGCGGAACAATGTACCGTCAAGCAGCTGCTGCTTTGCGTCGGGATCTATATCACCGTTTAAGCTATCCCAAATTGTAATCTCGCATTCCTGCCCGCATTCAGGGCATTTGATTTTTTCAATATGTTCCTTTGACATTTCTTTTCTCCTTTACAATGTAATGCTGCCTGCTTCTTTACCGTCGATGGCAAAGTTGAACAACGTACCCTTGCACACAGCTGCAAAGTAACCGGTCTTTGCGTACTCCGCTGCATAGTTCTTTTCGATAATTTCCAGTGTCTCGCGCAGCTGAAGCATTGCTGCGAATTCGTGCTTGCAGTTGTAGCTGCAGAAGCAACCGCAAATTAGCTTGCTTATCATACCACCTGCGTATTCGAATTCTACCTCGTATGCTTCGGTGCCTTCTACGATCGCATATCCCTTTGTACCATCAATACAGATATAGCGCACGCGATTTTCTATGTAGTATTCGTGTCCGCGCTCTGCGATTTCGCTGCTTATCTTCATGTCCTTGAGATTGTCAAGTGCGAATGCGCCTTCGTCGCTGGTGCCGCTTACATACTCCTCATCCTCTGCGTCCGGTGCCTTAAACCATGTGCGCGCCTTGCACTGCGGCAACGCCTCACGGTCGAATGTTACGAAATGTGATCCTGCTAAATGGAACGTACCGTGTACGTCGGTGTCCACCAGAGCGATGACGCGCTGATACTTTGACAGCTTAATCTTAAAATTGTATGCCACATCTACAACGCGGCCGCGCAAGCCTTCCAGCTTACCGTCAACATAAACGAGGTCTCCACGACGCAAATCGAACTTATCGTTGTAATAAGCTAACGTCATGTTGCGCGTCGGGAAATGAATTTGCACCACAGACTTTTTCGCTTCGTTGCTGCGCGGTGCCGTAATGACGGGCGCAGATTCAATTGTGTCTTCTTCAGATATTGCAGCTGTAAAGCCTATCTTGTACTTCATTATTCCTCACCTTCAATTCTTGATTTCATTTTTTGTACGATATCGAATATCTCGCGGTCAAGCACGAACGGCTCGCTGAATGCGTTAAGCACGATGCCTGCCACGTTCTTCTCGTTATTTATTGCCAGCGACAATGCTTCAAGGAAATGCTTTTCCACTTTCGAGAAGCCCTGTCCGTATTCTCCCATCTCCTCAGCACTTGAGAATATCGGGAAGTAGAAATTATCACCATTCTGCAGGATATCCGGTACCATACGAATACTTTCTTCGCTGGTGATCGTCTTTCCGACCATTGCAGACGGATCGTCGCCTGCTTCTTCAAGCATTTTCTGCAGGGCTTCCATATCCATATCGCCCATAATCGCGTTACAAGGAATCCATACCCAGCTATCGCGCAGTAATTCCAGTACCTCGAAGAAGTTCGGCTCGTTACGCTCTGCATTGAACGCGCTGACTGCCGCTTTGAGCATTGTGCCGTCAGCCAAGTCTTCTGCGGTGAGTTTCTTGCTCGGTGTCATATCGGAATAACAGATAACGTGTTTGTCCTCAGTCTCCTGTACGAAGAAGGCAATCTTTTCGCCTGCGTGATATCCGAAGTTCTGGTTCGGCTCGTTCAGAAGCGTCGCCATTATAAAGTGATCGCCCAGACCGATTATCCTCGCCCAGCATCTTTCCGGCTGCAAGCCTTCACGTGTCAGGAATACCGCCACGTCATCGGGATAATGCAGATGTCTGCTCTCATCGAGGAAGCGCATTTCGCGGGATTTTTCTACCTCCTCGTCAGCGTCGTATCCCTTCAGCATTTCAATCTTTTTGGCATATCTTTCTTTGAAATCATCTGCATCCTTGAAGTAGGCGAATTGTTCATCCTCGATTGCGTCCGCGCGGATAAAGAAACGTGTGTCATCCGACGGAGCAAAGAAACGATATCCGTCATCGCTTTTTTCGCCTGCTGCCAAGACCTCTAATGTCAGTCCCGCTTGGGTATCTATATAACCGTACACCAGCATGCAGTTGGCTTTGTCGATATTAGGATATTCCTTCATGCATTCCTTAAATCTTTTATTCAGCGGGAACGCGCAAAAATTGTGATATAAAGCTCTGAAACCAGTCTCTTTTAACGTCATTATATAGCTACCTCCAGTAATGATTTTTAGTGCGATTATATTATAACACAAAAAATCGCATTTGTATATACCTTTTGCACAGTTTTCAACCCGCTTTTGAAAAGGTGAACGATTTTGTCCTTCTTTAACGCAAAAAATGCCCTCGACACCGTTTCTGATGCCGAGGGCTACTCTTATTCTTCGTATTTCTGTTCGATGCTCGCGCCGCATTTGAAGGTTATCTCCATATAGTCGTCGTACATCGTGATGTGATCGACAAGCGCTTTTATGATGACCGCGTCGAGCGATACCATCGTTTGTGCGTTCTTTGTGTGTTCTGCGAAGGTGTTCAGCCATGCGCGTATCTCTGCGTAGCGGTTGTCTGTCGCTCGCAATTCCGCCTGCTGCTTTTCGAGCAATTGCATGTGATTCTTGCATCCTTGCATCCTTGATTTATACTCGTCTTCGCTTATCTCCATGCGCTGCTTCGCCTTATGCAGTTCCAGCACCGCCTGCTGCAGTTCGATTATTTCCGACTCGATGCGCTCCAGCGCCGCTGCGTTCTCTGGCTGCAACGCCAGCTCTGCGCCTTCGCTTATTGCGTCTATGATTTCGTCCGCGTCCTCCGCCATTGCGCGTATCGCTGCGAGGTAGGTGCGCTCTATGACATCCTCATTTATGTGGTGCGAGTCGCATTCGCTCCTGCCGTTTACGATTCTGTTGCTGCATCCGAAGGCGGGTACCACCTTGCCGCTGCCGACTCTGCGCGTATGACGTCTGAGCTTTGCTCCGCATTTTCCGCATATCAGCATACCGCTGAAGGTGTACTTGCTGGTGAATTTGCTGCTGCCGACCGCGTCGTTCTTTGCTTCCTTACGGCGTTCAAGTTCCGCCTTTGCCAGTTCGAACAGGTCTTTCTCGATGATTGCAGGGTGTGTGCCTTCTGCATAGAACATCGGCATCTGTCCTTCGTTCTTTACTCTGTGCTTCGAGAGGACGTCCGGCTTGAAGGTTTTTCCGAGTATCGCGTCGCCCGTGTATTTTTCGTTTGTCAGGATACTCTCGATTACGCTGTGCTGCCACCTCTGCCTGCCGAGCTTCGTCGGCACGCCGTCCGCCTCCAGACCTCTGCATATGCGGGTTATCGATATGCCCGATACGAATTCGCGGTATATGCGCCTCACAATTTGCGCCTCCGCCTCATTGATTTCGTAGATTATATGACCGTCTTCGCCTTTGCCAACCCGCGTATATCCGAGCATCAGACCAGTGTTTATAACCACCTCGCCGTTTTTCCGCTTCTTGGCATACGCCCATTTTATATTACTGGACATTGTACGTGATTCCTGCTCCGCCATCGCTGCCAGAATGGTGATTAGTACCTCGCCGCCAGGGGTGAGCGTGTCGATGTTTTCGCTCTCGAAGTATATGCCGATGCCGAGTTCCTTCAGTTCGCGTATGTACGTGAGCGCGTCGACCGTGTTTCTGGCAAATCGGCTGATGGATTTTACGAGGATTTTCTTTATTTTGCCTGCGCGGCAGTCCGCGATCATACGCATGAAGTCCGGTCGCTTTTCTGCTCGCGTTCCTGTGATACCAGGGTCTGCGTATATGCCGACGAAGTTCCATTCGCTCTTGGATTGTATCAGTGCCGTGTAATGTGCCACCTGTCTTTCGAAGGAGTCTTCCTGTTCTTCGCGCTCCGTCGATACGCGGGCGTATGCTGCCACGGGTGTTTTTTCTATGATTTCTTCTGCGTTTATATTGAGCAGCATTGCTCTCGGTATCTCGCGCACGACGCGCCTTGTTGCTGTTGCCATCTTATGCCTCCTTCTTATTCCAGCCGACCTTGTTTCCAGGTTGACCGTTACTGTATTTTCTGCTGATTTCCACCCCGTTGTAGAAGGTGAAGGTTATCACGCCTTTGTGGATTTTTATGCGTGTTATGAATTTCTCGACCTTTTCGTCGCTGTATTCCGTTATGAGTGTGAAGTCGCTTTCGCGTACTACCTTTGTCCGCTGTTCTGCGTACCGCGCGTTCAGTCCCGCTATCTGCGCTTTGATGCGCTTTTGCTCCTCGCGGAAGGCGCTCTCTGGTATGAGCCGCTGCATACGCAGTTCGGAGAGTTCGCGTTCCTCGCGCTTGAGTCGCTCTATCGCCCGCTGCAGTATGATTGCCGACTCGCCCTGCGGCCGCTTTGTTACGAATTCGTTGTATGCCTCGACGAATTTTTCCTTCAGCACGCTGTCTTTTATCGAGGTGCAGTCGCAGCGCTTGACGCCGTACCGCAGCTTCGCGCCGCATACCCAGATGTCCGATGCCCACTTTTTGCCGCTGTTATTGACTTTATGCTGGAAGTGTGTCCCGCACTGCCCGCACTCGATGAGCGAAGTTAGCGCGTATATCGGTCTCGGCACTCCGACCGTTTTCTTGTTTGTCCGCTGGACTCTGACCTCCTGCGCTTTGTACCATAGTTCTTTGCTGACGATGCCTTCGTGCGTGTCTTCCATGTAATACCGCTTGCCGTATGTGCCGTCCATATTATTGTGCTTGATGCCTAAGTGGTATACCGATTTGCCCATCATCGCGTCGCCCATGTATTTTTCGTTTGTCAGGATTGCGAGTATCACCTGATGCTGCCATATGTTACCGCCCGATGCCCGATATCCTTCGTCATTCAGCGTGTCCGCTATTGCGCAGCAGCCCGCGCCGCCTACGTACATCTCGTATATGCGCCGTATTACCGCTGCCTCCTCCGGTACTATCTCCAGCGTATTGTCCTTCGTCATGCGGTATCCGTATATCTTGCTGCCGATGCTGATCCAGCCGTTTTCGTATCGGTGCCGTATCGACCAGCGCATTCTATCCGAGTCGACCTGCAGGTCGTTTTCTGCGACCGTCGCTGCGATCGTGAGGAATATCTCGCTTGTCGGCTGGAAGGTGCTGATGTTTTCGTTCTCGAATATGACCTCGATGCCGATATCGCGTAACTCTCGCACCGCCTCCAGCAGCTGCACTGTGTTGCGGGCGAAGCGGGATACGCTTTTGACGTATATCACATCGAATTTATGCTGCCTCGCGTCTTCCATCATTACGAGGAATTGCGGGCGTTTGTGTATGCTGCTGCCGCTGATGCCTCTGTCCGCGTATATGCCTGTGAGTTCGATATTCGGGTCACCTTCGAAGCGATCCTGCCAGTACTGCTCTTGGAACTCGTAGCTGTGCAGCTGCGCCGAGCTTGCCGTAGATACTCTGATGTATGCCACTGCGCGTTTTTTCATTGCTTTTTCTCCTTTCATAGTTCTGGGTTTGAACCTGCGTAAAATTTTTGTCCCCGCCTTTTTAAGGCAGGGACAAAGATACCAGAATAATTGCAGAAAGTCCAGCCCAAAACCGAAGAAACACAAAGAATTAGCAATTATTTTTTCGCAATTTTTCCTCTGTTTTCATAGCGATTTGCTCGCGTTCTGCAGTTGTGATAAGACCCTTTACCCACATGGACTGGATAATGGCCTGTGCGAATGCAATGCGTGCTTCTTTTTGTTTCTTCATGGGTGCCTCCTTATGCCACGGGCAATACTAAAAGCTGCCCTTCGGTGAGGTACGCCGTCTGAAGTTTATTGAGACGCACGATTTCTGTATAGCGAGAGACACGCCCGAGGTACTTTTTAGCGATACCCCAGAGCGTGTCTCCCTCTGACACCTTATAAATTTTCTTAATGGCTATCATCTGTTTTCACCTCGGTCTTACTCTTACCGACAAGCTGCTTGACTGCCTGATTGGTACCTGTCGCGGAAAGACCGCTGGCTGCGCCGAGAATGATTGCAACAAGAACGTTCTGTGTCTCCATGACGCCAGGCACGATGTAGAATGCGATCGCGCCGCAGATTGCGCCGAGCGCGCAGGATACAAGCGGAATAAAGCGCTTGAATTTTTCGTCGCCACCGACTGCGGTCTTGACGATATCGATGATTGTGTAAACGATTGCCGCGATTGCGGGGATTGTTGCAAATTCAGTAAAAAATTCCATAGTTTTTTCCTCCTGTTATTTATGCGCCTGTTTGTTCAGGTGCATTTCGATTTGTTTGATTGCGATGGTGACGGGACCGTCGCAGCCTTGCTCCTGCAAGCCCTTGAGGCATGCAAGAACGCCCTGTGTGAGTAGCGTCTGTTCCTCTTTGATTGCCTTGATGTCCTTGTCCTGCTTCTCCTGCTTGAGATACCATCTGTAAATGGCGAAAACAAGACCGAAAATCACGCCCAAAGCGGTGATGACGCCTGCTACCGTGCTGATAATCTCCATGGCCTACCTCCTTTTAGTCTTCAAAATCGATGAACGCCTCCAGCGCGATCATCTCGTCCGGTGTCGGCAAATCCTCGGAAGTGCGGAAGTCCGCCTCCGAGAGAGTAATACGCTCAATGCCGTCCACCTCGGTGTCGCGCAGTGTTGCGATTTCCTTTTCGAATGCCTGCTTTGATGCGTAGTCCTTCAAGCGAAGTCTGCCGTCATCAAGAAAAATAGGCGCGCCATTTTCGTCATGCTCTGCATAATTCGATACCGCTTTCTTCTCCTCGGCGTAGTAGAAGTCAAATTCCTGTTCTACTGCCTTACGGAGTTTCACGAGTTCTCGCATTTTCTTATAGCTTGCAAAGCGTTTCTCCGAGAGTCTTTTCAGTGGCTCTCTGGCCGCTAAAATGTCATTAAGTTTCATTGCGTTGTTCCTCCAATGTATTTAACTTTTCTTCAAGCTCTGAAATGCGAGCTTTCAGTATCTGTATTTGGTGAATGTTCATGGCGACAAACTCACCGTAGCGAAGACCGCAGCCGATGGTTTTATCGTCATTTTCCCACTCGCAGTATCCTGCGAAGTCCTTTGTCGTAATGCCTGCCGCGATTACCGCATCCTTGACGTCCTGCGCCACAAGGCCGATGTGCGTTCTGTCGCTGGTATTGTCAATGAATTTGAATGTCACGGGAACGAGACTGTCGAAAATCGTATCATACACTCCGCCAAGAGGCAGAATGTTCTTTTTCTCGTTCCTGTCCGACGTATTGACGACGCCCGCCTGTCCGTAAATATTCCGCCACTTATACGCTGCCGATCCTAAATCGTAGCCGTTATTCGACCACGGCACAATATGTCCGTAGCTCGTAATCGTGGTTGACGCGCTGGTACCCGATACCGTGAAGTAATAGGTGTGCTGCGCCTTATTGGAACTGGAATAGTTGAACGTCGCGTAGTCAATACCCCAGAACGCGTTTGTGTCGACGGATGTGCTGCTCGCGCCTTTTGCGACGGTCGCATTCCACGTCGTATCGCCACCCCAGATACACGCATAGTGTACGGTGAATGTCTTGGCTGCCGTCAGCGCGGTCTGTACGCCGCTGGAGTTATAAATTTTCAGGTAAATGATTTGTCCACTCCACGACAGTTCCGCGTAGTACTGCGTCGAGCCGCCCGAATATCCGAAATAAAATCCGGTCGTGCTGCTGATACTGGAGTCTGCTCTTATCGACTGCACGCGGATAACGCCGCAGGATATGAGGTTGCTGGATAGCGACTGCATGAAGCAACCGCTGTTTGTCAGCACGGTTGTTGCTGTGAACGTCGTGCCGCTGGTCGTACCGAAGGACAGCGTCGTAAACGATTGCGACGAGTCTTCGGAATTATATACCGTACCGAGAATGAAGTTGTCCGAGTACATCTGGCTGGACGTCAAGCTCATGCCGCCGATTTTACCGCTTGTCGCGTACAGGTATCCTGCGCTTGTAACGTAGAATGTGCCTGCGCCAAGACCGATGCCGTCGGTGCCGAGGTAAACGCCTGATGTACTGTTGTTATACGCCGTTTTGGTCTTATATAGCTTGGTTGTGCTTATGGTGAAGCCGCCGATCGTACCAGCTGGTGCTTGCAGCGTTCCTGAAAAATATGCCGAGGTGTCATCCACGCGGAATTTCGGCAAATATATGTACCACGAGCCGTTATTCAAGTTCGGATTCATATAATAGGTCTTATCGTCGTTGAAATAGATGCTACCCTTAATAACCAGATTTGTCATAGTTCCGGATGTGGCATTTATTTCGCCTGTGATATCCGCGTTATTTGCAAACAGCGCGCCTGCTTTCGAAACGCTAAACTGCAGCGTGGACGTTGAATTTGCGATCGTATATGCGCGCAGCCAATAACTGCCCGTATTCGTTGCCGAATCAATATAGAACGAAGCCGTCGTCGATGCGCTGGAAAGGTTATTTGCGGAGAGCGTCCACGCGCCTATCGTACCGCTTTTCGCCGTTATCGCGCCCGCGCTGGTTACGTAGAATGTTCCCGCGCCAAGACCGATACCGTCCGTGCCAAGATACACACCTGCGGTGCTGCTGCTGTACGTGGTTTTCGTCTTATACAGCTTTGTAGTTGCAATGGTGAAACCGCCTATCGTGCCAGACGGCGCACTCAATTTGCCTGTGAACACCGCACCTGATGCTTCATCAATGCGCAGTCCTGGCAGGTAAATGTAATAGGAATTGTCGTTGTAATTCGGGTCAATAAAATATCCACCGCTGTCGTCGCCTCCGAAATACAACCTGCCCGTGATACGCATCTCGGAGAGTGTACCCGAAGTTGCGTCTATATGACCTGCAAGCGTCATTCCGCCTGAATCCACCGTCAGCACCGCTGTGCCGTTTGAATATATGGTGAAATCGCTGTCGGTAAGTTCCCAGCCGAAAGTGCTGCTATCGCCGTGGCTCTTATCTGCTTTGGTCGCAACGGATGCGCTTATCTGCGTGGCCGTCTGCTGCAAGGTAGATACCGTACTTGTCAGTGTGGTGACATCGGACGTTGTTTCATTCACCGTCTGCGTGAGTACCGATACTGTGCTTGTCAACCCGTCGAGGTTGCTTTGCATCGTATTGGATTTCGTGGTTAACGTGGATATATTGCTTCGCAGCGTATCCGTACCATTCTGTTCCTTCCACGCCGATCCGCTGTACACAAAAGTCCGCGGGGGTGAATAACTTGTATTCACCCACAGCTGTCCCTTGTATGGCGATGCAGGTGCGGTTGTCCCCGTTACCACGTCATTGAGCGTATGAATTGTATATTGTGCCTGCGCCCGCATCGGTCACACCTCCTTTTAGATTGTGACTTCCACCATGAATGTTGCCTTCGTGGTAACATCGGTATTGGAAACCGAAAGCGTCTTTCCGGTCTTCTTTCCGCTGGTACCCCAAGAGGTATCGATTGCGCCGTCCTTGTTATATTTCGTCCAAGAATAAGTGCCGGTGCCTGCCGCGTCAATCTCGACGCCTGCCTGATACACCACCGCCTTGAGCGTCGTGCTGCCTTGACCATTCTTGAAAACGTCGCCGCCTGTGGAAGTAATAACCACCTGAATGGGATCCGCGTTATCGATGAAGGTCGCCACGTCAGTGAACGTGCTGTTGTAAGTGTTCGACGCGCTGTCCGAGTCGGTCGCAATGCATTTGAACACTGCGTAACTCTCAACCGCTGCCGCGTACACCGTAATGGTTGCGGAAGTCGTGCCTGTGTATTTGCCTGTGGTGTCGCTCAGCTTTCTCCAGCCCACACCGAAGGAAGCGTCGTATCCAGTCGAGGTCGTGCTTGTTACCGCCGAGTCCATAATCGCCCACTTATACGAAACGTTGGTTGTATCCACAACGGATCCACGCCAGAGTTCCGCCTTCGCTGTAAGCGTTGCCACCTCGCTGTTCTTAAACACGTTGCCGCTGGGTGTCGTTACGATAAGGTCAACGATACCGCCGCCGTTTACAACGCGGCTGAACGAAATGCTGAGAGGGTGTTTAATGGAAAGTCCGGTCGATGCGTCCTTGTAGGTAATCTCGCAGCGGAAGTCCACGCCAGGAAGTCCCGCCATGACATTCGACTTGACCGTAAGAATATGGCTCTTCGCGCCGCTGAGTGCGAAGTTGCCTGCGGTGGTAATTGCCGTAGTCGAGGTGCCCTGATACCACTTTACCGACGTTACCGATGCCGAGGTAATCTGGTCGGTTGTCGTGCCGATAACGTAAAGACTGGGCGTGAGAACAAGGTTTGTGCTTGCCCAGTTCGGCGTGTAGGTGTTGTTATCAGGGTTAAACATCTGGGTTTTCGCCAGATTCGAGCCAATATACCCCGTGAGGGTTAAGGCGTCATTGTAGTCAATGATTGTAAATTGACCTTGTGCTTTGCTCATTTTGTTTTCTCCTTGTTTTTTATTAACCCAGCAAGCTGAGTCGAGTTGTTGTATCAATCAGGTCGCAGAAAAAGGTAGCGCGCACCTTCACATCGTCGCTTGTTACCTCGATGGATTTTGTGCCGCCGTAGTGGCTGTCATTCCACTCTTTGTCCGCTTCCGCGTCATCCGACACGCGCGTCCAGATGAATTGATTGTCATCCAGCGTATCCGTTATATTCTCGTCCCACGAGAAAACGGTTGCGGTCAGCGTCGTATTGATATTGCCGTTTTTGAAAATATTGCCGTTGGAAGACGAGATGATCAGGCGGTACATCTTCTGCTCGTTGATTTCGTCTATGCGGGAATTGGTTTCCTCCACCGATTCCGTTGACGCATACGCCCGCAGTACCACCTCGCCCGTCTCCAAATTCCAGTATGACGAGCCGTCCTGCGACGAGAGAATTCCCGCCTTTATGATATTCGCCACCAGCGTGCCTGACGTAATGAAGTCCGCGACTATCTGACCGTCTGCCGTTATGGCTGTTTCGTAAGGTCCGTTATACCCGTGTGAAGAAAATCCCAGCCCGCCGACATTCCAGCGCCACACGTTCACCGCGTCATTTATCGACGGTGCGTCCATGACGAGTAGTTCATACGGCTGGCCACCTTCATCGCCTTTTAATACGACGTAGCCACCGAGCTGTCCGGTTATCTTTTGCGTTGCATTGCTGATTGCCGACGCCATAAGCGACGGGAGTCTGTCCGCTTTTTCTGTCACCGCGTCTATGCTCGACTGCGTGCTGGTTACTGTATCCACCAGCGTGCTGCGTGCCGCACCAAGTGTTATGGATATATATTTTTCCGCAAGTGTGTCGTATACCGTCTGGATGACTTTCGCAGTCGCGCTCACGCCCAGTGATGTATAGCGTATCGTCACTCTATCGCAGAGTGAAACGCGCTCCAGCACCGCTGCGTATTCGGGCTGCTTCCAAAGCGGCTCAAATGACACCTTGAGTTCGGGTGTCTCCACGCCGAGCGGGTTGTTTTGCAGATACGTTTCCGCCTTTGCCCGCAGCTTTTCTTCGGTAATGGTTTCCTCCATATCGAAGGAGTCCGTGAAGTCCTTTATCAGAGTTTTCCGCTGTGTCAGTGCCGTCGTTATAGGTAGCACCTGCTCCGGCAGCGTTACTACCGTCTCGCTGTCCTCGGTCTTTATCACCGCGTATGGAAGCAGTTCCGTATACACGTCTGTGATATCCGAATCCTGCTCCAGCGATTTGAGGTTTTTGCCGTATTCGATTACGACGCCGCTGCTTTTGCCTCGCCCTTGATGATGTATGACCTCGTAGTTGTCCCACTCAAATTCGCCACCCCAGAGACTAACCAGCGAGCCTTCCTCGCCGCCCAGCACTTTTCGCAAGCTCTTGGGCTTGGATATAACGAACGGTTTCGCCTCGGTATAATCGGTTCGGAAGGTGAAGCGGTGCTGCGTGAGCGCCGCGCTAAACGCATGCTCGATTGCCAGCTGCGGTGTGATCGGCGCTGACTCCCACGCGGGTGTTGCTATGGTTGTCAAGTCGTAGGATATATGCTGTGCATATATTTTCACGATACCGTTTAAGGGTTTCGTCATGCGGTATATGCGGAACATCTGATTTTTCGACGTATCATTCGCCTTCGCTTTTATGAGTCGTTCCTTCGCTATCTCCGAGTAGAATCGACCTGTAATCGGATACGTCAATTCCAGCTCGTATTCACCGTTGCGCTCCTCCGAAACAGAACAGGATATTGTGTCCGAAAGTGCGCAAATACCGTAGGTGGAAAAGTCAGTTGCGTCTGCTCTGAAAAGAATAGGTATCATAGACTCACCCACCTTGGTATCACTTGCACTTCGGTTATCCCGCCGTCAAAGGATATCGTGTTCGCACCAGGGTGCAGGCACGGAAATCCCTCACCGCTAACCGTATCATTTTTTGGCTCGGTGCCGTGATAGAAATTCATAAGTTCCGAGTCGCATTCCGTGTATCCGTTCAGCGTAGAAAAGTGCCACTGTTCCGTCGCGTTTTTACTCTGGATTGTCAGTGTTCCGCTGCCTCTGCCCACGACTTTTATGTACGGTTTCGCTGTGAAGTTATACGGATTATTGAGGACAAATCCCGACGTGCTTGAACTCACCTGTGCCTGTCCTGCATTCAAAAAACGCATCGGATGACAAGTAAAGTTTACGGTAAACACGCCTATTTTATTGAGTTCGTCCTCAATATCCAGTTTGTTATTAAAAATCGCTCTGCGGGTAAATGCCGTATCATAACTGTCGCTGAGCGTATGGTATCTGTCCGGCTCTGCGTAGAGCCAACCCTTGATGGCGGTTATCTTTGCTGCCAGTTCCGCAATGCTTTTTGCGGGTACGAAACAGGTATAGGAAACCGTCGTATTCGGGTACCGTTTATTTGGTGATATCAGTTCGCCGTCGCGCCCCGGTATGCTGAAGAAACTTATGTCGTATTTCGGTGCGGAAAAGATGTCTTTCGCACTGATTCTCACGCCCATATCGGAGGAGCGTATTCCGTTGTATTCAAAATAATTCACGCAAACACCACTCCTTTCCGCTTCGCAAATGCACCTGCGGTCGCCATTATTTCATTTGTCAGTTCGCTGATATCCTCACTTGAGTAATTGTTGAAGTTTGCAATGCTAAGCTGGAGAATAAATCCGCCTGCTGCATGCGGTGCCGTACTGCCGTCCATGCCTCCGTGAACGCCGACGTCGATGTCCTCGGGAAGTGCCGTTGACAAGTCTGCCGACAGGTCATTGAAGACCGCGTTCAGATCCTTCGACATATCCGTTGCTGCGCTGATCGCCTCGCCTGCGGTTTCGTCGATACCGCCCGCCAGACCTTCCATCATCATGTCACCAATCCACGCCATTTTTCGTGACGGAGAATGGATTCCGAAGAAGTCGCAAATGCCGTCCCACAAATCGCTCGCCCAGCCAGAGACTTTATCCCAAATCCAAGTGGCAAGGGATTGAATGCCTTCCCAGAGTCCCTTTACTAGATTCTTTCCGACCTCCGCCATGCTGCCGACCAGTGAGCCGAATGCATTTACGATACCTGCAATAATCTGCGGTACCGCCTTCACGATTTCCACGATTATCGTCGGCAAGTTCTGTATGATAGAGACGAACAGCTTGATGCCTGCCTCTATCAGCTGCGGGATTGCTCCGATGAGCGCCGTTATAATGCCACCGATGATTTCCGGTATCGCACCGACAATGCCTGTTATGATTTTCGGCAGGTTGTCAATGAGCGAAAGGAACAGTTGCACGCCCGCTTGAATGATTTGCGGAATTGCGCCAAGGATTGCGTCGATGAGCGAGGTTATAATCTGCGGTACCGCGTTGAGTATCGCTGTAATGATTTCCGGTAGTGCGCCGATCAGCGACGTTATGAGCGTTATGCCGCAATCGATTATCAGCGGTATCGCCGCCAGTAGCGTTGATATAATGCTGTCGATAATTGTCGGTATGCACGCCACTATCGTCTGTATGATTTCTGGCAGCGCTCCGATGAGCGATGTTATCAGCTGGATACCTGCATTTATAATCTGCGGTATTGCGCCGAGGATTGCTTCGAGTAGCGACGATATAATCTGCGGTATTGCAGGAAGTATCGTCTCGATGATTGTCGGAAGCGCGCCCACCAGCGATGTTAACAGGTGCAGTCCTGCGTCGATGATAAGCGGAATTGCGTCCAGTACCGATGTGAGTATGCCTTCGATAATGACGGGAATTGCCGCCACGATTGTCTCGATTATCTCCGGCAGTGCACCGATAAGCGCCGTTATCAGCTGTATGCCTGCTTCCACGATAAGCGGCAGCGCGTCTGTTACTGCTGTGAGTATTCCGTCAATGATTTGCGGTATCGCTTCCACAATATTCTTTATGATCTGTGGCAGTGCGCCAATTAAAGACGTGAGCAGTTGCATGCCCGCGTTGATGATTTTCGGTACCGCCTTCAGCACCGCGTTCACGATGCCTGTTATGATTTGCGGCAACGCTTTTACGATCGCATTTACCACCTTCGGTACCGCGTCAACGATACCCGAAAGTAGCGAGATGCAGGTGTCGATTATCTGCGGGATTGCGCCCGTAATGAAATTGAGAATGCCGTCAATTATCGCAGGCAACGCCGCAAGTAAGACAGGTATTGCGTCGAGCAGTCCCTGCGCAAGTCCTGACATCAGTTGCAGTGCTGCATCTAAAATAAGCGGCAAATTGTCAACTAATGTTTGCACTACCTGCGCTATTACCGCTGCTATCGTCGGTATGAGCGTCGGCATCGCGCCTGCAATTCCTTGCACAAGTGTGAGTACCATCTGTATCGCTGCTTCCATCAGTAGCGGTAGCTGGTCGATGATTCCGTTTACCAGTCCCATCACCAGCTGCAGCGCGCCTTCGGCTATCTGCGGTAGTGCCGCTATCAGTCCGTTCAAGATTGAGAATACAATCTGCGTTGCCGAACTTACAATGAGCGGAAGGTTGTCCACAATGGCTTTGCCAAGCGAGCCAACGATTTCTCCGATGATTTCGAGCAGTTCCGGTACGTATTGCATTACCGTATTTAGTACCTTCGGAAGTATGCCGCCGATAACGTCGGACATTTTGCCGATGTCGCCGTTTGCGTCGAGGATACCGTTAGTAAATTCACCAAGCAATCCGACGCCGTCTGTCGCAAGTGAGGTCAGCACAGGCAAAAGCACCGTACCGAGTGCGTTCTTTGCGGCCGTTGTACCGACCGTTAAGTATTGCAGCTGGTCGTCTAAAGCACCATATGCCGCGAGCATATCGTCGCCTACAACGTATCCTGCTTCCTGCGCCTGCTCACCAAGTTCCTGCATTCGCTCCGCACCTGCTTCGATAAGCGGGTTAAGTTCCTGCGCTGATTTGCCGAGGATCTGCATTGCAATTGCATCGCGCTCGGTCTCGTTTTCCATCTTGCCGAGTGCGTCAATGATTTCCCAGTAAACCGTATCGCTGTCGCGCATGTTTCCTTCGGCATCATAGACCGCGACGCCGAGTTTGGCATACGCCTTCGACATCTCGTTCATGCTCGGTGCTACCGGCTCTGATGCTGCTGCGACGTCCGCCTGCGCTGCTGCCAGATTATTCTGTGCCTGCTGCAGTGCGATTGCCGCTTTCTGTACCGCTGCCGATGCTGTGCCGCTGTTTTCGAGTGCGCTGTTGTATGAGTCCTGCGCCGATGTCAGCTTGCTTTGGGATTTTTCAAGAGCGATTGCCGCCTTTTGCGCCTGTTCGGAGTCCGCGCCGTATTTTTCTACCGCTGCGTTATACGAAACTTGCGCTGTCTCAACGCCATACATCGCGTCTTCCACAGCAGAGTACGCCTTTTTGACCGCGTCTCCGCTTTTGGCAACTGCTTCGTCGTAGGCGATTTGCGCTTTTTCCAGATTGAGAGAAGCGCTCTCCGCCTTTGCCTCTGCCTTTGCCAGCTTTTCCATATCCACTGCCGCTTCGCCACTGACGTTTGCGACCGTTGACATGGATTTTATGTTTTTCGCCATTGATTTGGTCAGTGTCTCTGTCGAAACATCGACCAGTTCGGCGGCGTACATATACTCCTGCAACTTATCTGTTGCGATACCTGTTACCGTCGATTCGGTAAGTACGGTATCCGCATATGCCGCGCCTTCTTTTGTCATATCGACCAGCGCTTTGCCTGCGGCTATCGCTGCTGCCGATACTGCTGCAAATGCGGCTGCCATGGTCGCTGCAGCTGCCTTGCACACATTTCCAAGACCTTCGAATTTGCTTCCTGCGTCGTCCGCTTCTTTGCCAGCGTCTTTGACCTCGCCGCCCATATCGTCGGCTTCTTTGCCGGCTTTGTCCATGCCATCGCTGGCATTATCAAGGGCTGCGTTATTGTCCCGAAGTTCACGCTCCATGCCATTGAGCGCCGCTTCGGCATTATTGAGCTGTATCTGCCATGCCTGCGTGCGCTTATCATTCTCACCGAATGACTCCGCTGCGTTCTTTAAGGCACTGCGCAGCACCTCAATTTTCGATTTCTGCGCCTCGATTTGCTTACCGAGTACTTCATTTCGGGCGGTGAGAGCTTCAACAGAAGTGTCATTCCTGTCGAACTGCGACTCTACCAGCTTCATCTCCGAGCCAAGAACTTTGAAGGATTGGTTGATTTCGGCTAAGGACTTTTTGAACTCTTTTTCGCCCTCCAGCCCAATTTTCAGACCGAAATTATCTGCCACGTCTCACCACCTCCTTTATATTCCGTCAGGGATAATATCGTCGATAGTTACCTCGCGCTTCGGTTTTGCCGTTCCGTTATACTGTTTATGGCATTCCCAGAGGTCGAGTAGCAGCCCGAATGGCATTTGCCACACCTCATCCTGCGTCAGATGCAGATGTGCTATGCCGAAATACAGAAGTCGAGTAAATAACTCCTCGTCACTTACCCGACTACCGCGTTTTTTGGGTCTGCTTCGCTCTCGATGTTGCGCTTGGTGCCTTTGTAAAGGGCTTCCGTAATAGCATCCTTGTATCCTGCGAGGTCGGCGGGAAGTGTCAAAAGTTCCACCACGTCCTCGGTCAGTAATTCTTTCGGCATGCTCTTGTTCTTTAAGTTATAAATGAGAATTGACTGATTTGCGAGCAAGGTAATGAGCCAGACAATCTCACCGAGTGCCAACTCAAAATTCTCGCTTTTCATCAGCTTATCTCCAAGGTTTTCAAGCCCGCCGTAGCGGCCTGCGATTTCCTTTGTCGCCTTCGTGGTAAGGAGAAGCGTATACTCCTCGTCACCGATCATAATAGTTGATGTGCGTTCCGTATTCATATCCTACCTCCTATTACTGTGCTGCGGGTGTGGTGCCGTCGTAAGTGGGTTCGTATACTTCGTTATACCAACCGCTGATAACGCTTGCTGCAACCGAAGTATCGCCCTCGGTCACCTCTGCCTTCCAAGGATGCTTGCCCTTTGCGTCGGGCTTGTTCCTGCGAAGGATGGTGCCTTCAATGGTAGGTGTTGAGAAGGTAATGCCGTCGCCCTTCGTTGCAAGGTTGGTTGCGGGAATACCGAAGATGACGCGGTAGAGCCAGTAATACTTGTACTTACCGTTTGCCTTCTTTGCGCGGAAGCCAACTGCCACGGGTGCGCCACCGTCCTCGGTCGTCGAAATAATGACGCCGTTCTTATCGATTACCGCGCCCGTGAGGTCGGATGCAAGCGTCGCGCCGATATCGTCAATGCCGAGAGAAAGAGTACCACTCTTAAACTCCTTCACGATTTCCGCTGCGCCATCATCCGCGTAAAGGGTTGCCTCTGCAAGTTCTACCGAAAGGTCAGCGGTCATCGCCTTTGCCATCGACTGGGGCTTTGCGTAGGTCTCCTCGCCATTCTCGCCCTCGGTAATCTTTGCATAAAAAAGTTTATCAAGACCAATTGTTGCCATAGGTTTTATTCCTCCATTTCATAATGATTGGCTACGTCCACCACGTAGTGGTGATAGCCCGTTTCTGTTTCGTATCCGATGTACTGTCTGGCGGTAATTGTCATATCCGCCGCGAGCAGCGCTCGGACAATTCGATTTTTATCCGCGCCGTAATTTCCTTTTGCGTAAAGAGAAATGCGCGCCTCCTGTACGTCGTATCCTGGTGCGTTATCTGCGTTCAAATCGAACTTATCCGTCATAGGTACGACCACGATATATTTATCCGGTGCCATGTCACTGAACACACCCGTTTCCACGGGAATGCCGATCGGTTCCAGAATTGTATTGATGTCTGCCAGAATACTCATAGCTTCTTTATCTCCTCCTCAAATTTCCGCTTCATCGTCTCCTCGCATGCGCTTTTCGACGCGCTCTTTGCGGGCTTGAGGAAGGGCTTTGCTGGCTGGCCGTGTTTACCGTATTCGATGATCGTAGCCAGCTTTGCATTGCTGCCGCCATCACTACGCGGTTCGGAGAAGCCAATCTTGATATTGCTGTTGCCGTCTCTGTCCTGCAGCACGCGGGACACACCCAGCGAGCGTTCAAGTTCACCCGTCGAGCGACTGTCGTATGTGGTGCCGCTGCCGATGACGCTGACAAGATTTCCGCGCACCTTATCTACGACCACCTCCGCGCCTGCTTCCAGTACGCGCTCTGCGATTTCGTCGCTCTTTTTACCGAGCTTTGACAGCCGTTCAAGAAAATCGTCTGGCATTTGAATTTCTGCTTTAGCCACTGGTCGCCACCACCTTTTTTGCAAGTACTTCGATATACATTCCGCGTCCTTTTACATTCTCCACCGAGACAATTTCGTATCTCGCGCCATCGCAAACAATAACGTGTTCGGTAGTGATATCAACGTCGGGAATGACGCGCAACCGGAAAAGGTCGGTTGCAGTTGAGAATGCAGCGAGGTTTGCCCATCGCTGTGATCCGTGTCTGCCTTCACGGTATACGCGCACCGACGCGACTATCTCATCCACGACCGTGGCAAAACCTTCTGCGTCCTTTTTGCGCTTCGAGATGACGATATCGGCAAAACCGTTCATTTTTCCAAAGCTCATATTACACCTTCCACTCTCTATCGAGGCGGAGCAGCATATTTACCGTATTCCACACCTGCTGCGATGCCTGAACGTTATCCGCAAAGAAGCCGCCGGTCGAGCCGTCTCGCGACTCGTAGAAATGCGACGCCAGCATAATGACTGCCTGCTCGGTTGTCGGCGGCATTGCGTTTTCCGTATACGTTCCTGCGGGTATATGCTGATAGCTTTCCGCGTAAGAGACGGCGGCGGTAATGTAGCCCTTCAGCAAAGCGTTGTCGGCCTCGTGTTCAAGAATTAGGTTTTGCCTCACCTTTGTAAGAAGTTCGTCCATTACCGCTGCCTCCTATAATTTTTAAGTAGCCGACTTCTTCATCTGAAGAATCTTGACCGCCTCAGGAATGATGAGCTTACCGTCTACGCGCTTGCTGGAAAGGAAGCCGACCTGACCGTTTGCTGCGTAAAGTTCTGCAAGTCTCTTGAATGCCACGCCCTCACGGTCACCGATCCAATACTGGGAAAGGTCACCGAACGCGATTACCTTTGCATTTGCTGCAATGGTAGGCATTGCGGTCGAAGTGTAAATAGGTCTGCCGAGAAGGGTGTCGGGTGCGCCTTCGCGGAGTCCGGGCTGCCACATGTACTGACCGTTCTGATCCTTGAGCAAACGGATTGCTGCGATGGTATCGTCGTTAAGATACCAAACAGCGCGCTTGCGGTAAGGCGCTCTCAAACTGTGGTAGAGACGGATGATTTCGTCTGCGGTAATTGCAGTTGCAGACGCTGCGATTACGCCAACCTCACCACCCTCGGTATCGTTAAGAATACCAGTGGGCTTGCCGTTGCCGTCGCCGTTGAAGAACGCTGCTTCCTCGGTCTCCGCGAGAATTCTTGCAAACTCGCCTACGAAATAGCTTTCGAGGTCGAATGCTGCGTCGTTAAGGAGTTCGTCGGATACGCGGATAAGCGCGGTGAGCTTATGCGCATTGAGTTCCTTCTGACCGAAAGTCTCGGTTGTCTCGGTTGCTGCGCCGCCCTCTGCCGTCCAAGTAGCAGTTGCGCGACCGCTGAGTACGGGGATTTTGTGGGTGCCGTGAGAAGTCGTGATTACGTGCGCGAGCTTACGGAAGTGAAGCGCGTCTTCGAGTGCCTTAATGAGGTTTCTCTCGAAGGTATCGGGCACGAGGTAACCGCCGTCAGAATCAGGGCTGGTTGCGAGTGCGTTGCGGATTTCTGCAGAAGTGCGGTTGCGCATCTGGTTCCAGAACGCCTTTACGTACTCCTCGCTTGCACGACCGGTCTTTACGCTCTTGGCGCTGTCCGATGCGGGCTTCTCGGTGATGGGCGCGTTTACGGGCATGGACATGTCCTTATCCATCTGCTCAAGGCGCTCCATACGGGAAATCTCCTTGCCGAGATTGGTGATGTCGCTCTCCATACGTGCATAGGTTGCATCGTCTTCGGCGGAGAGCATGCCGCTTTCATTGCGGTGGGAGTCAAGGAAAGCCTTTGCTGCCTCCCATGCTTTTGCACGCTTGGTGCGAAGTTCGTTAATAGTCATTTTTTATTCCTCCAAATTTTAATATTTAATGAGATTGAGTCTGTCCATGAGTTCTTCCACGGAGCGACCTTGGTTGGTTTCTTCTGTTTTCTGTGCGATTTTGCACTTGGTTGCGATTTTCTCCATGAGAGAATTCTTCACAGCAGCACGGGAAAACTCCATGCTTACATTCGGGATTTCTACATCCTCTGTGGGTGTGCGCGTCATAATCTCATCAGCAAAGCCGAGTTCGACTGCCTTGTTTGCGTCCATCCACGTTTCCGCGTCCATGAGATGCGCAAGTCGCGCGCGGGAAAGTCCGGTCTTAATCTCGTAGGCGTTGATAATGGAATCCTTCACGCTGGCAAGCATTTCGATTGCTTTCTGCATCTCGCTCGTATCGCCCATCGCCACTGTCATGGGATTGTGAATCATGAGCATGGATACAGGCGACATAATGACCTTGGTGCCTGCCATTGCGATTACCGATGCTGCCGACGCTGCGATGCCGTCAATCTTGACGGTAACCTCGCCCTTGTAATCCATAAGCATGTTATAGATCTGCGCTGCTGCAACGCAATCGCCGCCAGGGGAATTGATCCAAACGGTTACATCACCACTGCCCGACATGAGTTCCTCTTTGAAGAGCTGCGGTGTGATATCGTCATCAAACCAGCTTTCCTCTGCGATTGTGCCGTTTAGAAACAGGGTTCTCGCCTCCGGTGCCGTCTCCGTCGCTGCCTGATTCGTCCACTTCCAAAATTTCTTCATCCTCGCTATCCTCCTTTCCGCTTTCGATAGGTGTCAAATCAGCAAATGCGCCTGCGTTCTTTAGCGGGAGCATATTGCCGTTGATCAAATAGAGGTCGCCACCTTCCTCGGCGGGTATTTTATCCAGATTCTCCAGTTCGCGTATGTCGTTTGCCGACATCCAGCCGTTCTGTCTACCGATGGCGTAACCGTTCATACGGCTCTGGTAGTCACCTCTGAGCAGTCCTTCCAGATTGAAGTGTATAAAATACTTTTTCTTTTCGTCCGTGGAGAGAAGCACGCGCGCAAGCGACTGCTCCCAACGTATCACCCACGGGTCGAGTGTATATTTTACGAACTCCAAGGATTGCTGCTCTATATTAGAAAAGCTCGATTTTTCAAGGTCGCCTACCATGTGAGGTGGCACTCTGAAAATTCGAGCAATTTCATTGATTTGGAATTTCCTCGTTTCAAGGAATTGCGCCTGCTCGGGCGATATCCCGATCGGCGTATATTTCATGCCTTCTTCCAACACCGCAATCCTGTGCGAATTGCCGCTGCCACCATATGTGGATTGCCAGCTCTCGCGCACGCGCTGCGGGTCTTTGATTGTACCAGGGTGTTCGAGTACACCGCCCGGTGCTGCGCCGTTTGCAAAAAACTTTGCGCCGTATTCCTCGCAGGCAATTGCCATACCGATTGCGTTCTTCGCCATCGCTATCGGGCTGTATCCCACAAGCCCGTCGAAGCCAAGCCCAGGAATATGCAGCACATCCGACGGATGCAGCTTTACGCACGTTCCTTTGAGCGTGTCCGCTTCGTCGCTTGAATGCTGGTATTCGTAATACAGCTGCCCGCGTTCATCTCTGTCCACGCGCATCTTATTTGGCATGAGCGGATATAGCGCGATAACCTCACCTTTGCCATTGCGTATGATTTGCGCATACGCGTTACCCCAGAGCAAAAGATGCGTCATAAGCGTCTCTCTGAAAACAAAACTTGACATTTCGGGGTTTGGTTCGTCATGTAGCAGCAAATATAGTGGGTGTTTGATTGCTTTCTGCTTTCCGCCGCTTTCGGTGTATTCGTATACGTGAAGCGGCAAACCTGCTATCGCCTCCGCGAGTATTCGCACGCAAGAATATACCGCCGTCATCTGCATGGCGCTGCGCTCGGTTACCGTTTTTCCTGCGGTCGTGCCTCCCATATAAAAGGTGTACGCGCTGCCTGCTGTGCTGTTTGTGGGCTTATCTCGCGAACGGAACAGCCCTGAAAATAGTCCCATCTTTCTGTCCTCCTTAAATAAACAAAATGCCACGGCCGTCATAGACCGATGCATCGCTGCCTTGATTACGTATCGCTCTGTCCAACGCCATGATAGTTGCCACCGCGCCGTCGATACGTTCTGTCGATTTTTCTTTGTCCGGCTTTATGTTGCCTGCGGGATCCGTGCGGACAAATATGTTATCCACCATCCAGCGCAGCGGAGCATTGCCGCCATGCGCGATTTTGCCTTCCAGCACCAGCTTCATAAACTCTTTCGACGGTGGCGACATATCCTTAAATCCCTGACCGAAGGGTACGATCGTAAAGCCAGCGCCTTCGAGATTCTGGCTCATTTGCACCGCACCCCAGCGGTCGTATGCGATTTCTTTTATGTTGTATTTCTTACCGAGTCCTTCAATGAATTCCTCGATAAAACCGTAGTGTATAACGTTGCCTTCGGTCGTCATGATGCTGCCTTGCTTTTCCCAGACGTCATACGGCACATGGTCGCGTCTGACGCGCAGCGCCAGCGTGTCCTCCGGTACCCAGAAAAACGGAAGCACGATGTATTTCTCATCATCGTCTCTGGGCGGGAACACCAGCACGAATGCCGTTATGTCTGTGCTGCTTGAAAGGTCAAGTCCGCCGTAGCAGGTGCGACCAATAAGCGCTTCGGGATCTACGGCAAAATCGCATTTGTCCCACGCGTCCATCGGCATCCAGCGCACCGACTGCTTCACCCATTGATTTAGCCTGAGCTGTCGGAATAGGTTTTCCTCGGCTGGATTGTCCTTTGCACTGTTATATGCCGCGCGTAGTTTATCCACGTCCACGGTAATATCCAGCGAAGGATTTGCTTTATACCAATTGCGCTCATCCGTCCAGTCGTCGTCATCCCCGATACCGTATATAACGGGATAGAACGTCGGGTCGTTTTTCCTGCCCGATAGAATGTCCGCTGCCTTCTGATGCACCTCCCAGCATATGCTGTTCCTGTCAGTGCCTGCTGTGGTTATCAAAAAGAAAAGCGGCTGCTTTCGCGCGTCGCCAGAGCCGTGCGTCATGACGTCGTATAACAGTCTGTTCGGCTGGGCGTGCAATTCATCAAACACAACGCCGTGAACGTTGAGTCCGTGTTTGGTATAGCTTTCCGCAGATAGCACTTGGTAAAAGCTGTTGAGCGGCGTATATACCAATCGCTTCTGAGAGAGTATCGGCTTGATGCGCTTCTTCAGTGCGGGACACTGTTCCACCATCTGACATGCGACATCAAAAACAATGGACGCCTGCTGCCTGTCGGCGGCGCATCCATAAACTTCGGCACCCCATTCGCCATCGCCTGCAAGAAGGTAGAGCGCAACCGCTGCTGCCAGTTCCGATTTGCCTTGCTTTTTCGGGATCTCAATGTATGCCGTATTATATTGACGGTATCCGTTTTCCTTCACCGTACCAAACACATCGCGGATTATCGTCTCCTGCCATGGTAGCAGTGAAAAATTCTTTCCATGCCATTCGCCCTTTGTATGCTTGAGTGCGTTTATAAAAGCAACGGCTCTGTCCGCGAGGGTTGGATTGGTGATAATCTTTTTCTCTGGTACAATGATTTTCTTGTCCATGAATCCTCCTCGCATCAAAAAACGACAGCCTTCGCTGCCGTCTTATATTCTTATCTCTTAATTCGCACCAAGGTAACCTCCTCACCGAGAATTTCCAGTGCTTCCTCATAACTTTTCGCCTCGAACACTCTGTCGCGCAGATTGTTGAAGGCGGTGATGCGACGCTGCTTTCGCATGATCTGCGAGACCTCTCCGAGTATCCAGTAGATGTTACCGCTGTGTCCGGTCGGGTCGTATTTTACGATTGGCTTTTCCTTCTGCATGTCTGCCTCCTTAATATTCGTGTGCGTATAAGACGGTCGTCACCTGCGGGTTCGCTTTCGTGTCATCGGTGATGATGTACACCTTGCCGCGCTCGGTGTTGTATGCTGCCAGCACCCGTCCGCCTTCCTTGATCGCCGCTTCGTTGAGTGCCTTGTCATCCTCGCAGAGCGCACCCCAGTCGCCGTGTGTGAAGCGATATATGCAGTCCGCTATCTCTGACGCGAAGGTGACGTCTCTGTCCATATCGTCCGCGATGCCTGCGGTCATATAGAATTCCAGTTTCTTTTCCATGCCGCGCCTCCTTAGTTGTAGTCCTTGAGCAGGATTGCCAGCGCGAACTCGGTGTTTTCGTCCACCGGCTTTATGTCCCAGCCGCGATCGTAGTTGCACACGACCTCGCCGCCGCGCTTTATCATGAGCTTGCTGACGCGGCCGCCGTCGATGCCGTATTGACTGCCTACCTCGTACTGCTTTACCCAGTAGCGGTAGCCCTGTTTCTTGATGAGGATTGTTCCTTCTTTCCACATACCCGCTACCTCCTTACCATTCGAAGCCCGCGAAGGTTACGATTTCCTTCGCTGCGTTCATTGCGCGCTTCGGGCTTGAGTAGTCGCGTATGAATTTTGGGTCTTCGCGACCGTTGCGCTTGACGCTTGCCAGCACTGCGGTGCCGCAGAGCATCATGCGTATCTCGATGGTCGATTGCTGTTTGCCGTGCCATGCGACGTCAACCTCGCGTGTCCACACTCTATGGTAGATGGTGTTCAGCGTGTCGGTGGTCGTTGCGGCTTCGGTGAATCCGTTCTCCGCGATGAGCTTATCGAAGTCCTGTCTTGCTTTTTCTGCTGTCATGGCTGCCACCTCACATTCTCGCGATCGTGACGCTGTCGTTTTCGGGGTGCCAGGTCACTGTGTATCTGGTTTCCTTGCCGCTTCTGTCGCGGGTGATTACTCTGATGTCGCCCTCTGCGGCTCTGTACATTCTGTTGATGCGCTCGCCTGCGGGGATCTGGCTTTCTACTTGCTTTACGTGTTTGTCTGTCATGGCTATTGCCTCCTTGTTATTTGGTAGTACAATTAAGCCAGAAAGAAACCGAAAAGTCCAGCTTAAACGCCCACAATTAGCGAACTATTAACAATTATTTTTTCGCCATTTCTGTAAAGAGTTGTTGACTTTTCGCCAGTAAAATTGAGGTATCTCTTGACGATAACGTCCGCGTACTTCGGGTCGAGTTCCATCGTGTAGCACCTGCGTCCGAGCTGCTGGCAAGTGATCAACGTACTGCCGCTGCCACCGAATGTATCGAGTACGATTTCGCCCTGACGACTGCTATTTTTCACCAGTCTTGCCAAGAGTTTCAGCGGTTTCATCGTCGGGTGATCGCCGTTTTTCGAGGGCTTGTCTTCGTTCAGCACGGTCGTTGAGACCTTGTCGCTGAATATATCGCGGAGCAGTTCGCGCATTTCCTCTTTTTTTAGTTTGTTGATATCGATGCGCTTATCCTCAATGACCGTCGCCTGCGTCCTGTCATCCACGAAGAAATGACCTGCGCCATCCGTCCATCCGTATATGCACGCTTCGTGCTTCCACTGATAGTCCTGATGTCCCATCGTGAAGGAATTCTTATTCCAGATAAGCATTTGCCGCACCTTGCCGAGTGCTGCCGTGCAGCTCTGGCGGAATGCGCCGCCTTCGGTTTCCGCGTGCCAGATATAGAAGGGCGCGCCCGCCTTCATATGCTTACGCATCTGGGTGAACGCGTCGGTTAAGAACGCAACGAATTGCGCCTCCGGCATGTTATCGTTCTGGATTGTCAGACCGTTGCTGCCTTCGTATGCGACGTTATAGGGCGGGTCCGTAATGACGAGGTCGGCAACTGCGCCGTCCATGAGTGCGTCCACGTCCTGCTGCTTCGTACTGTCGCCGCAGTAAAGAACGTGGTTACCAAGTATCCACCTGTCTCCCGCCTGCGTGAAGGGTTTCTGTTCCTCCGGCGCTACCTCCGGTACGTCATCCTCCACGATTTCCGACTGATCGTCGAACATTGCGCTCAGTTCCGTAACGTCAAAGCCCGTAATGGTTGCGTCGAAGCCGCCTTCGTTTAAGTCCTTCAACAGTGCTGTGAGCAGAGGCATATCCCAGTCGCCACTGATTTTATTCAGCGCCACATTGAGTGCCTTTTCTTTCTGCACGTCGATATCGAGTACCACGCAGTCCACCTCCGTATATCCGAGGTGCTGCAATACTTTGAGACGCTGGTGGCCGCCGATGACCACGCCTGTGCGCCTATTCCAGATGATTGGCTCGACGTATCCGAACTCCTCCACGCTGCGCTTCAGCTTTTCGAACTCTGGGTCGCCAGGTTTCAAGTCCTTACGCGGATTGTATGTAGCGGGGATGAGGCAGTCAACAGAGATTTTCTGTATTTCCATACGCGCGCCTCCTTAGAATAAACCCCATTCTGCGAATTTTTCAAAGCCACCGAGCTGTCTGATGAATTCTTCTGCGATTGCGACGATTTCACTGTATGCCTTACCGTCAATGGTATCGTCTCCGATAGCGCAGCAGAGTGATACAGGTTCGCCCGTTTCCTGCGCCTTCAAGAATGCGTAAATATTAACCGAGACGTCGGCTTTCGAAAGGTCTTTGCCGTGAAGTCCGCCGCCGGTAACGCTGTCTGCCATATCGCTGCCGAGCTTTCTGTTTGTTGCGCCCGTATCCACGTCGGTGCCGCCTGTCCAATAGCCAAGCGGATTGATTTCTGCCTTGGGGTACGTTACGCGAAGCACGTCTGCCTCGGCGTTACTCTGGCAGATAATAAGACGCTCACCGTCAAGAATGTATTTGCCGTCGCAGCTGTAATTTTCGTAGATATTACGCGCGATTTCAGCGAGTTTCTTCTGCTCGTCGGTCAAGGGCATGCCCTTGAAAATGCCGTTATCGCCGCATCTCACGCCGTTTTCCTGATTCTTTGTCAAATGCTCGTCCTGCTTGACGATGACGATGTCGGGAAGCACGTTGCCTGCGATACGATGAATGGCTACCGTAATGTCTTTTTCCTTGAGCGCTGCGGTCGTCTCAATGATAACGTGGCATACGCCATGTCCCACGAGTACCTCAACCGCCACCTTCGGATTTTTATCTGTTGCATACGCCAAATCGACGATTGCGCCTGCGATTCTGTCTGCCACTTTATCGGGGTGGCAGGGATTTACTTTCTCAATCATTTTTATTCCTCCGTATTGATATTGTCTGTACCTAAATGCGCCTTCAACGCAGTGAAGAATTCCTTTTTACCGAGCTGCTTTCCGTCGCGCACCCACGCTTTTTCAAACTCGAAGCGTCTCTCGAAGTCCTCGATTGAGCCACTCGCCTTGAAATTGCGCCAGCTGCGGCTCTCCCATTCTTTGAGCTGCGCCCACAGTTCTGGGAAATGCTCGTACAATATGCGCAATTCCGACAACGGTTGTAGCGGGCAGCACCAACAGGAAACGCGGGAATATAACTCATATAAGCCATCCCACGTATATCCGCGCTCGTAGCAGTATTGAAGGCAGGCGTTTTCATCCATACCCCAATCTACCAGTGGGTGTCTGCAGTTCTCGCGCTGATTATTTTTGCGATCCAAGCGGTATCCTTCGTCCGCCGCCAGCCCGACATACTCGATGATGTCATATTTTTCTCGTAGCGGTCGTAAGAACGCCTCGCGCGGTATCTCTTTGAGTTCCTTTGTACACCATCTCTCACGGGGTCCTGGCCAGCTGTAGCCGCGACGCTTTTTCTCGCTCACCTCTACCTTTGTCCGCTTGACGCGCACCTCGTGCTGCAAGAGAAAATGCTCGAATGTATGATTGGAACATACGCGCGTGATCGGTCTACCGATGTCCCGCTGCAGCTTTTCGAGATGCCTGTACATTGCAGGAAACTCCAACCCCGTGTCGCAAAAAAGAATGATATCTATGCGCATGCCTTCTTCCAGCATGCGTAGCAGCATGGCTGTGGAATCCTTACCTCCCGAGAGCGACACTATGTGAAGTTCAGGTTTCGGTTTCTTCATCCATTTCATTTTTGCCATCTGCTCTTATCCTCTCCGCCTTCATGCCAGTGAATTCCTCCCAGCGCTTAACTGCCACATCGCAGTAAACGGGATCTCGCTCCATTGCATAGCAGACGCGCTCTAACTGCTCGCACGCAATTATCGTGGTGCCGCTGCCAGAGAAGGGTTCAAGCACGATGTCGCCTTTGTCCGAATGCATCTTAATGCAGCGCCAAGGCAACTCCACTGGGAACATAGCGGGGTGCTGCTTGTTTGCGCGCACCGTGTTCATTTCCCAGATACCCGAATATCCCCAGTTTTTGCGCTCCTCTTTAGAGAGACGCTTCACGAATTTATACGCGTGTCCCGCGAAGGCGGAAAGCCACACATATTCCTGATCGTTATACTCCACATCGCCGTTGCGGCTAAATGCGGATATGTATTCGTACTGCTGCACGGGCTTATTCGTTACCAAATGGTAGGGTCCGACGCCGAAATTCATGCCTTGCTTCTTCCAGATGCGTATCCAGATAGGACGGAAGCCATATTTTTGGAACATATCCACCGAATAAACGCTGGTCGGCTCGATAAATTGCGTGCCGGTCGAGTACAAATCTCCGAGATTCCAGCAGACAATGCCTGCATATTTGGTGATGTTTTCGATAACGGGACGCATGGTATCAAACCACGGCTCGATGCCTTTGGTTTCGTAGTCTTTTCCGACACCGTAAGGTGGGGAGGTAACTGCGACCTGCGCTCTGTTGCCGTTCATCAGCTTCGCAAAATCCGCTGCGCTGGTGCTGTCGCCGCACATAAGACGATGCACGCCCAGCTTCCAGATGTCGCCTGGCTTTGTGATTGCGCCTTTTGCCTTGACACCACTATGTTCTTCGTCGATATTGAAGTCATCCTGTACCGCCTCTTTCGAATAGAATGCGTCCATCAGTTCGTCAATCTCGGCTGCGTCGAAACCAGTGAGCGTTACGTCGAACTCGCTGCCATCAAATTCTGCAAGCAGCATGGATAACTTATCCTTGTCCCACTCGCCCTGAATTTTGTTGAGCGCGATATTGAGCGCCTTTTCGCGCTTATCGTCGAGTTCCACGATAACGCAATCGACCTCCGTGATACCCAAGTCCATGAGAACAGTGAGTCTCTGGTGGCCGCCGACAACGTTGCCTGTCGCCTTATTCCAAATGACCGGCTCTACATAGCCGAATTCCTGTATGCTGCGTTTTAATTTCTCGTATTCCGCGTCGCCAGGTTTCAGTGCTTTACGCGGATTGTATGCCGCAGCTTTCAGCATACTAACGTGTATTTTTTCTATCTGCATTTCTGTCTCCTATACTCTGTATTCCTCAAATGACGCGCATTTGCGGAAGATGAATTTATTGTTTGCCCAGCGCTGCAGCTGTTTGATTTCCTTCGGCGCGTTGGGCTTGTCATATACCATGACATACGGGTCGTATCCGAGTTCGCGCACCGTGTATATGCGCCAGAGGTTTTCCTCCATCGTCGAATTGAAATTGACCAGTATGTATACGACTTTCGTGCTGGCGGATTTGCGCCTGTATGCTGCTGCAAACCTACGGAAGTGTTCGGTGAGATCCTGCTTCGGATTGTCCCACGCGAAGTGTATCCGCTTTATGCGCATGCGTCCGAGCTTTTCCGCTATCTCCTCATCTGCCAGTCGTATATCGAAGCCCTGATTGACATTCACGATCGCTCGGCTGTCTATCAGCTGATCCAAAAGTTCCAACCGGTCTTTGCAGGCGAGAAGGTTCGGGTCGAGCAATTCTATCTTTGGTTGCCCGCACCAGAATTCCGAGAGGTCGGCAACCTTGCGGCTGCGCAATCCTTCCTTATCTCCGACAATACAAAACGCGCAGTGTCTCGGACAGCCGCGCGTCAAAAATCCGTATGCGGTATCCGTTATGCCGTATAGACTGTAGTATGGCATAATGTGTTCTGCCGCGTCGGGAAGTGTATTATCAAGCCCGTAGCCCGTACCGCCTTTGATGACGATATCCGCGCTTGGCTTGTATGTTATATCCTTGCTGTATGTTTCGTCGAATACCTTTGACTGATATACGATATCGTAATGCTTTGCGTGATCGTACCACTCGACGCTGTCTCCCAGCGCTTTATGGTATGCCGCCAACTTCATGAGGCAGAGATTCGGGAAGTTGTGGCTATCCACATCTATGAGTCCGATATTCATATCCGCCTCCGTCAGCCGAGCAGCTTTTCCATCAGGTCGTCATTCGGATTGCTGCCGCCGATAGGCGTCTCGCAGTTGTCCTTGACAATCTGGTATATCTGAAGCCAGAGAATGTTTGCCTGCTTCAAAAAATTAAGTCCCATCGACACATACGGGCTGGCGATCGGCATCTGAGTTGTCGGGTGCTTCGCTAAAAGTCCGTACTGATTGATGCCTTCCTCGCACTGTATCCATCTGGTAACGTACAGCGCGTACTGTTCGATGAGTTCCTTTTTTACGTATTGCGTGCAGCCGCGCTCGTGCAGCCATTTCCACGTGTCCTCGTATATCTGTGGTGTCAAATTCTGATTAGAATTCTTCGTCACCTGCTTTAAGTATTCTGCGATAGGCGGCATATCCTCTCCTGACAGCGACGCGCCTTCGCTGCTGGGAAATTGCAGCTTGGTGAGCGGTGCTTTGCCAGGGTTGCCGTCTACGATTTTCTCTGATAGCGCCTTCTTTTTCCGTCCCGCGCCAGGACGCGCGCCTCCATGACCGTTTGCCATCCGCCGCACCTCCTTTTTTCACTTGAAAACCCGAAAACTTGATTTCGGGGGGTATATGGTCTCTTGATTTCCCGAAAATTTGCGCGATACCCCACGCCCGTTGCCCAATAAATACCTGTGGGGATTTGACTCCCCCTACCGTCAGGGATTTTTATTCCAGCGGTCGCCGCGCTCCGCGTGTATGCGTGCGTGACAGGATTTGCAAAGAGAAATAAGATTATTTCGTGCATGCGTTCCGCCTTCTGCCAGCGGGATCTTATGGTGTACTTCCTCTACCGGCACGAGCTTTCCGTCCGCCTGACAAAGTTCACACAACGGGTGCGTCTCTGCGTAGCTGTCTCGGATGCGTTTCCATGCGCGACCATACCTACGGCGTACAGCAGGGTCTCTGTCGTACTTCTCGTAGCGTTTGTTTTCCATTTTCTCATGCTCCGCGCAAAACCTACCGTCTGTCAACTGCGGACAGCCAGGATAGGAACACGGTCGCTTCGGCTTCTTTGGCACATCGCCACCTCCTTTTCGGGCATAACAAAAGCCCTGCAGGATTTCTCCAACAGAGCTTCAGTGTATTATTCTTTCGCATTATAATTATATCACTAATGCCTACTGACATCAACTGACATCGACTGACATTGACTGACATAATTGCGACTATTTGTTATTTTTTATTTCCTTTGCTGCCACCTCCATATGCGCGATTGTTGGGATTCAGCTGATTAGAGCGATTATCCCGATTTGCCTGATGTGCGTGATTGTTGGGATTATGCTGGTTGGCATAATGATCCACCTGTTTTTGTGTGTGCGTATGCGATGATACGCCGTTTCCTTTGCTCATGTTCTTTCCTCCAGTTTTACAATGTAATGAATAGATGTTCCGCGTTTTTTCTGTACCTGATACAGTCCATTCTCCAGCCAATAAGTAATTTTATCGCCTGCTTCCTGATTGGTTATGATGTTGGTACAAATCATATTGTCGCGCCTGTTTTTGCCGCCGCGTGCCAGCGGGTGTATATGGTGAATATTCCAACCGCAATATACTTTCGTGCCGTTGCGCCACTCGTAATAGTTTGGATCACCATACGCATCTCTGTACATAAGCCCGCCATCAAAATCCTCCGCATATGCTGCGTTTCCGTAATGAGATTGCCAGAGCTGCATCGCCAATACCCGTGTTATTGTCATGTTATCACCTCCTTCAGACTTGAGAATAAAAAAATCCCCTGCACAGGATGTGTGCAAGGGACTCAAACAAGTCTGAATTTGTTTCGCTTTACACACATCTTTGACAAATGGGCATGGTTATCCCATTCATCGCATATGGTGTAA